CACCCGTAGGACCGGTCGGGCCAGTGACACCATTTACCCCAGCCGTCCCTTGGGGACCCGTGGCACCAGCCGGACCTGTGGCGCCGGTCAGGATGGCGTTCGTGCCGGCTGTCCCTTGGCTACCGGTTGGACCTGTCGGGCCGGTCACGCCGGCTGCGCCGGCCGTCCCCTGTGAACCCTGAGAACCGGTTGGACCAGTGGGACCGGTCGGGCCAGTGACACCCGTGCTTGGCCCCGTAGGGCCGGTCTGGCCGCGCGTCCCCTGGGTACTGGCCACCAATACCCATTTATTTAGCGCATTATTGGTGTTGTAGGTGAACCCGAGATCAAGGACCGTGCTGGCCTGGGTCGTAGAGGGTATCGCGATACTCTGCTGATTGTATCCGCCAGTTGCCGTCGAAAAGCTGAGCGATTGCGGAGTCGCATTATCTGTGATGCGAACCCACAATTTCTGCCCGTCTGTCGGCGATCCACTGGGAGGCTGGAAGCTGGCAGTCGCTGCCTGGGCCGTGAGCTCAAAGAGGTCCGTTGTATCCGCGTTCGGAGTTGGTGTCGCCGATGACGTTGTCGATGTCGCGCGCGGCAACATTGACCCAGTCGGACCTGTGGCCCCAGCCGTTCCAGTCGCCCCAGTTGGCCCCGTGACACCCGTGCTTGGCCCCGTAGGGCCTGTTATGCCTACGCCAGTCGGCCCAGTGGGTCCCGTTACACCAGTGGCGCCTGTGGCTCCAGCCGCTCCAGTCGGGCCACCAGCAAGAGCCTCGGTTGAGCCTACGCACAGCCACTTATTCAGCGAATTGGCCGTTACATAACTAAAAGCAACGGTCAGATATGTTGACGTTGCGGTCGTTGACGGGAGATTGATACTTCCTTGGCTATACCCGCCCGTAGCTGAAGACCAGGTTATGGCCCGTGGTGTACCGTTGTCGATCATCTCGATGATCAGACGCTGGCCATCAACCGGGCTCCCCGACGGTGCCGCAAATGAAGCCGTTGCGGCTTGTGCCGTCAGCTCAAATTGATCCGTTGTATCCGCATTTGGGGCTGGAGTCGCAGACGAAGTAGTCGATACAACGCGAGGCTGGGAAATGACCCCGGTTGGCCCTGTTGATCCGACGCCCGTTGGACCCGTGGGGCCGGTTAATCCGGTGGGTCCAGTCGTTCCAGCACCAGTTGGCCCCGTTACTCCCGTCGGCCCCGTAGTGCCGGTTAAGAGCGAATTCGTTCCCGCCGTACCCTGAATTCCCTGACTACCCGTCGGACCTGTTGGCCCTGTGACGCCAGCGACACCCGTGGCACCTGCTGGGCCGGTCGCCCCACCTCCTGGACCCGTTGGACCAGTCACGCCAGCGGTTCCCGTCGCGCCCTGCGTCCCAGCCGTACCCTGTGGCCCAGTCGATCCTGTCGGCCCTGTCGCACCAGTTAATATCGCGTTCGTGCCGGCTGTGCCCTGGACACCTTGGCTCCCCGTCGGGCCAGTCGGGCCAGTGACACCCTGGATGCCTTGAGATCCAGCTGTGCCCTGAGATCCGGCCGGACCTGTAGCACCCACTGAACCAGTCGCGCCTGTCGGACCAGTTACCCCGGCACCAGTAGCCCCCTGAGAGCCTGTCGGCCCCGTGGCTCCTCGAGAACCAGTCGGCCCCACCGGACCGGTTGGACCGATGATGTTATCTACGTCGGCCGCCAGAACCGTATTCATGAACTGATCGCCGACCTTGATGGCCCTTGCTGTCGTGCCATCCTGAGCCCGAGTCATGAACAACACGCTATCGCCGTACAGTTGCGTTACGAGTACAATCTCGTGATCTTCGGCGATCTGTTCTGCGGAAGCACTTCGCCTAAATACGGCGGCCTTGAATGGAACTGCGGGAAAGCGGGCGCCCTGGCCAAACTGCAGCGTCAACGTCGTTCCGGAATCAGCAGGAGTCGGCGCGATCGCGACCGTGCCGTAGGCGAAATTGGCGTGGAAATATGTCACGAGTTTTTATGTGTTCAATGGCTGCAGTTGAAGTGGCCCCGCGTGCATAAATCTCGCTTCTGCGGGAAAGACATCACCAATAACCATATGACGGTAGCCGTCTTCACATGCTGGAATCGGCTGTTTGTCTGGAGCGTTATAGAACTCGTACTTTCGAAGCCGGTCCTCTTTGAGCATGTAGCCGTAGTGCAGGAGCCTTACCGTCGAGTCCGACACCCATCTCGGCTCAGGAGCATTACCGCAATGAAAGCCACCGCCATTTGGCGAACTGAACCGCGCACCCTTACGCATGCGAAACATGGAAGACCTACGAAACCCACCATAAATGCCGTCGACGCGCTTCTGTCTCTCAGAGTCCCACAGGTAAATCACCTGAAAGCGCACGCAGTCTGGACCCGACTCTGCAGCGGCAATTGCACGGATAGTATCCCTGTCATCGGAGACAATCTCCTCGTCCCCATCGATAGAGAGGATCCAGTCGCCATCAGACACATCGGCTTCGATCAAATGCATTAAGTAGTTCTTGTCGCGAGTCTCCTGGACTCCATCGAATGGCGAAGGATACACAATCACGCGCGGGTGAAACGAATTGCACAACGCACGCGTCTCATCGGTTGAGTGATCATCGAGAACAAAGATGCGCTCGCAGACGGCAAGCATTGACTTAAGCACGCGCTCAATCCACCGTGCCTCGTTCTTAATGCGCATGAAACCGTAAATCACTCGCACCACCAAGACCACAGGTCGTTGCGGTCTTCCGGATAAGGACAGACTTCAGGAAAGATGTTATGCCAGTCGCGACTCCAGCCTTGCTCCACATATTCGGCAGTCAGTGATAGCCACGGCTCCCGCGGCAACCAGTCCAGCAGGAACACGGGAAGGGCCGGATTCAACCATCCCTTACGCACGCGCCCATGTCGTTCCTGCCATTGCGTGAAACCCTGGCGCCCATTTGGCCGCGGCAGGTATTCGGCTTCGCGGAAGGCCGACACTCGCATCAATCCGATACCACCGATAAATTGAGCCGGATCGTAACTTCTCGCGATAATTCCCGGCTGAACCGGGCGGAAAGCTTCAATTCCGAGAAGGTCCAAGCCCGGATCCGCGTCCATCACATAAAGGCAGGACTCGAGCCAGCCCGAAGGAACCATCGTGTCGTTATCGATCTTGGCGAAGGTGGAATGATTCGGGCCCTCGTTGACGAGGTAATCATTCATGACTGCCACTGGCGATCCCCATTCACCCGTCTTTACCTGAAACCGCGGCGCCTCATAGTTCAGCAGATATTCCGTCGTGCCATCGCTTGATGCGTCGTCGTAGACGATGAATCGGTCGACGCTATTCCAATTCGTATTCGCGATGAGATTCGGGAGTGTCGTCCTCGTGAATTCCAGCCGGTTGTGCGCCAGATAGATGATGTCGATCAAGCGACGTCTTCCAGAATCTTGTTGATGCCGTCCTCAACGGAAACCTTCACCGGAAGTGCATCCTCGCAGCAGATACCATCAGAGTAGTCCGCTGGTGGTTCGATGTAGTACGGCTCAATGTTGCTGTCGAGCGATCTGTTGATCATCGACACAATGTCATTGAATGCAGTCTTCCTGCCACTCCCAATATCCACAATCTTTGAATTCCAGAACGGCTTTTCAATGATGGACATGATCTGGTCAGCGACGTCGTCGACATAAATGAAGTCGCGTCCCTGCTTGCCATCTCCATAGATGACTGGCTGCTTTCCAGCCTTCATTTCGCGACACCACTTCGAGATGACGCTGCGCTGTTCCCCTGGTCCATAGACGGGGAAGATGCGCAAGCCGAGAGACACCGTCTTGTAACAACTCGCCAACTGTTCAAGAATTTTCTTAAAGCGCGAGAATTCGTTATCTTTTTCGTAAATCAGTGCGCTTGATGGATAGATAAACCGGATTCCTTGCTTCTGGCAGAGAGGCAATAGTTCCGTGAATTCATCCAGTGTGCGCTTCATCAGATAAGACGAATTCAATTCGAAGTCCATATGCGAATAGGATCCGAAGTGGAATACCGCCTTCGTCTCATCCGTCGGGAATGACGTCACCTTATCGAACCGCTTCGCCAAGGCGGAACCGATGAGGCCGTGCCGGCCGATAATGCAAACCGGATCAGAGGAGGTCATGCGTGACGCCGTACTTCTCCTCAAAAACTTTAGCATTGTGATGGAAGCCTTCTACGGGGTAGCCCTGGCTTCTGAACGTCGATGGTAACGAGGCATGGTCGACATAGCAGCCATCGCAGATGCCTATTCTTAGACCGGCGCGCCTTACCCGAAGGCAATAGCTGTCATCGTCGTAGCCGTACCCAGTAAATTCCTCGTCCAGGAATCCCACTTTCTCGATAGTCGTGCGCGGAACAAAGACGGCAACGAAGCAGACCATCCGCGGATCTTCGCGTAAGCCGCTATCGGATATGCGGTACTGGTTCCGATTTCCCACATTGTTAGTTGTCGCCGCAATGACGCCGAAGTCCGGATGCAATTCACCCTCGCGCTGCATGATCGAGAAACCGTACATGGACTTCAGGATGGCATCATCATTCAGGATGACGACGTCATCGGATCCGGCCGCGGCAATTCCGATATTGACATTTCGCGAGAAGATAAATGGCTTATCCCCGGGCACGACAAGCATTCGCGGATCATCATTAACACGAACGTCACCAACGCCGTCATCGACGCAGATTATTCTGGCGGAGGACTCCATGCCCCGTACGGCCGTCGCGCAGACAAGGAAGTTCGACGTCGTCTTGCTTGGAATGATGACGGAGATTCTATTGCTCAAAATGGTTTCTGATTCGGCAGCGCTTCCCACTCGTGACGGGCGAGATTACGTGGGCTCGTGTTGTCTTTGTGAATCGTGGCGTACATCAACAGGCCGCCATCTTCCGTTGCAACTTGTCTGTGATCCCTGGCGACTTTCAGGAATTCTCCATCTTCGCCGATCTGAACCGACATAAACGGATGATTGATAGCCCACTGACGACGATAAAAGAACGATGTGCCAATGGCGTATCCTGCACCTCCGTCGAATTTCCACCAGGACTCGCCGTCCGTGAACAGCATTGAACTGTAGCCCGTGAAAGCTTTACCGGACTGACGCAGGCTCTCAGACTGAAGAGCAAGACGAGCAGGAGCAGAGTAATCATCGTCATCCCAATGAGCGATATTCTGTCCTTTTGCTCTTTGGACGGCGTAGTTCCTTTTTTCACCAATCGTAAAGCCTTGCTCGATTTCGATGTGCCGTATCGTTTCGTCATCGGGAATTAAGTCTTTGATGTCTTGCCCGTCGGAGACGATGAGCAATTCACGTGGACTGTGCGTCTGCGATTGGTAACAACGGATGGCCTTGGGTAGCCAGTCTCTTCGATTTCGTGTGATACAAATACACGTGACTCCTTGTTCTCGGATACGTGCTTCATCTTGTTCTCGTGAGGGTGTTTCATAAAGGATGCGCGGTTCACGTGCGTGTCGAGCCACTCCAGCAAGAATGAGCTCGTTACCGCGCCAGTCCTCCGTATTGAATGGAAGGCCGGCGCGGTAAGTTGTCGCGTCGATCGTCAAAGAACGATCACTGACGATCAACAAGTGACTACGGCGAGGTGTTGAACGAGCCCTGAATGAATGAGCCGGGGCGATAGCAAACGAGAGTTACTCTCTTTTCCGCCCGGATCATCACCTGGTTGCTAATGAAGAATGACGCATGTTGCGTCGACATCTCCAAGGTCATGTCCATGCGGTCGCGAATCTCGACAGCTACCGGATTGCCCGATCCCACAAGGAAGTTGCCAGAACCGACCGATGTGGTGACCACAGGCGCCAAACCGAAGAATGGGTCGTAAGGATTCCAGCCCGTACTCAGGTAGCGTCCCTGTGTGTCCTTCGTTAATTTGATGTTCCAGTAATCCGTCGGATGCAGAACAACAAACGTCGGCTCAATTTCCTTCGCAATCATGATTTGCTGGATTGCGCGGGCAATGATGTCCTGCTGCTTCCAGCCCGGCGTCAATGAGTTCAGCGCCGTGTTGTAGGCGGTCCCCTGCGTGATGAGTCCGTTAAGGTCCGTGCCGGTATTGGATCCGGTCAAAAACTGAACCTCTTCGGCCAGGTTGACATAGTAGGGAAGCGCCATCTGCAGGTATCCGAGCAAGTCCGTCAGATCATCGAGTACCTGACGAGAAGCCGGAATAACGGACGCAATCGTCTGAACGCGAGCCGTTCCCGTGTTGAACGTGACTGCGTTTTCCGTCTTGTTCGAAGACTCAGTTTGTACGGAACCACGCGAAGGCCCGCTGTTTACCTTCACATAGTCGATCAAACTGAGAGACGTCGGCCGAGACGTCAGGAGGTCACGAATGCGAAGCGCTTGGCGCGCTTCAGGGACAATCCCAGGAGTACGATCAATCGGCAACACACCGGAAGTCGAGAGTCCCACTGCCGCGGTGTCGATGTTCGTCTTCTGTTCCAACCCCATCAACGCATCCGCTTGTTTCTTCGTCAGCGTCAGATAGAAGTTGCCCTGCGGTTTGTCCTTGCACCATCGCTGCAAAGACTCGTTCTCCATGAGTTCCTGCATCCCACTTTTCTGGGAAGCCGGACCGGCATGGCGTTCTGCTATTTTCTGGTCGATCGCGTCAGCCTGCTTCTGCAATGCTTCGAGTTTGCTTTTCGTTTCCTCGAGCATCGAGCCGAATTTCTTCTGCTCAACTTCTGCAGCAGTCTTGCTTTCTTTGATTTGGCTGAGGATCTCCCCTAACTGCTTTTCCATTTCCATTGCAGTTGTCTCCTTATGAATTTGTTGAGAGTTGGGGTGACTTAGCTACTCAGCTGGGCCTTGATCTTATCGATCAAAGCCTGCGCTGCCGAGTGGTCTTCAGCCGGCTCGGATTCGGTTTTGGCGGCTTTCGCTGTTGAACTGGCGGGATCCTGATCCTCAGAATCGTCGTCGGGTTCAACTCCGACAAGTGCCACGAGATTGTCGAGATGGCCCTGTATCCCTTTACAGGCCTCCGTCATAATTCCCATTGTCTCTGCGCTGAACTTCGCGCCCTTCTTCATTTCACGCGATGGCCCGGACTTCTTGAAGTCGTCGCTGACATCAATGCCGTATTTTTCGCAGAGACTGATTAATCGTTTCTTTGCTTTGGCTTTGTCCGCATCGCTTACGCCAAGCAACTGATCGAAGCGTGCAAGCGCATTCCGCAGATGCGCTTTTGTTTTGTCGTCCGTCGAGAACTTCCAGGGGAGTTTCCATGTGGAGGTATCTTGTGCATCACCGACAATCAAGAAGTCGCCGGCCGTCAAGTCCTCTCCGTCAACGGTCTTGGTCTTTCCGCCAGATTTGATCTCCATCATTCGACGCGCGTAGACTTCCATGCCGCCGTAGTTGTTGACGGCGTCGTAATAGTCAGGCGCAAACCGCATATAGGCGTCTTTGTGCTGATCGAGAATGGTGCTCAACCCGGACATCGTCTCCGGCTTCGACAGCTTCGCACTGTGCATGGAATTGAGTGCATTCGTTAAGGCGTAATCCAGCTGCCAGCGCAGGTCGTATAGTTGAACCTGGGACAACGCATCGTTGAAGTCATTCGTCCCGCCCATCACGGGATTACTGAGATCCTTGACATTCGTGATCAGTGCCTGTTCATTCATCGGGAACGTAACAAGTGATCCCTCGTAAAGTTTGATTTCTTTTAGATGACGCACGCCGTCTTTGATTTCGTCCTTGATGCTCTGAAAGCCGATTGACATCGCTTTAATGACGCCGGCCTTAAGCAAGACATAGGCCTCCTGTGCCTTCGGCAGTTCGCGCAGGAGTTTTCCCTTGGCCCACAAGCCGTTAGGACGGTCCTCCAGTTCAATCGACCCGATTGGTGTATCGCTCTTGTGTTGCCAGAGCAGTGGCCGGTTCTTGCCCTGCTCCTTCAGTGTCTTGGTGTACGCGCCCTTTTCGACAATGTCATCGCCATCGTCCTTGTTACCGTAGGGAGAAAGTAGCCCTTCGAACGTACCTTCTTCAGTCAGCTGTTTAATTTCCAGCTTCATCGTTTTCAGATTCATTGTGAAAGCTCCTATGAGAGCCGAAACAGCCCCTTCGGCATCGGATTTGAATTCGGCTCTTTCGGTGCGGGAGTCGGAGGTGGTGAGCCGTCGTCAGGAAGCGTCTGCATGTTTAATTGGATGTGGTGATGCGTCCCTGCGTCATCTGCCAGCGCATCCATGTCTTCTTGCGCCCTGGCCTCATCAATCGAGTACACGCCATTCTGTAGAGCCTGGGAGTAGCCCTGCATGCGCTTCAGGAAGTCGCCGCGTAGAAGTTCTCGCGTGTCGTGACGCAGTAGATAGCCCTTGTCCTGCTCATCTGGAGTCAGTACGCAACGATAGAAGTCATCCTCCCATCGCGAATACCATGCCGACATCGTGAAGTTCTTAAACTGCAGGAATAGTTCTTCGATGTTATTGAAGGTCGCCCGCGAAAGGTCATGCACGAGTGGCGGGCTGACATTAAACCATCGGCACATCTCAGAAACCGTGAAAATACGGTTCTCGATACCCTGCGCATCACGCATCGATCCGCCGGATGGATAGACAATCTTCCACCATGGCTCGGTGATTGCCGGATCCCACGGGTTTGAGGACACCCGCTGAACATCGGTGCGGAACTGGTCGCCCATCGTCTTGTCTGCAAATTTCTGCGAGACTTCGATATGGTAGGGAGGCCTTCCCCCATGTGACCAGAAGTTGGCAAGGTTGCGCTCAGCCGCGATCGCCGTTCCCATCGACTGGCGCCCCAGTGCGACGACCGAATAGCCGCGGACCCCATCCCAGCCCATTCCGCGAAGATGGAAGATGTCCTGCGGCTTTCCGACCTCAACCGTGTACGTCTTGTCGGGTTCGCCCTTCTGGCTAACGACATAGATGAGTCGCTTCTGTCCGTTCTTTTCCCTGTCGGGCTTAACCTGCTCCGGTAAGAGAACGTCGAGCCGTATCGCCGTGCCTGTTCCGCTACGCCTGGTGATCTTCGCGAAAGCATTACCAGAAAGAAGCGCATGCCCAGTCAGGAGTTCCGTAAAGCCATGCGCCGAGATCTCCTCGTTTGGGGCCATCTTCATGGCCCGATACATGGGATGATCGGTGGCGTCCCGTGTCCCTGTTGATGTCTGCTGCTTCAGGATTGCTGGGGTGAATCCGACGCATTCGCCGATAATCTTCTGACATGCCCAGATGACGGAATGTTGAAGAACCGTGTCAATCGATACCGTTTCTCCAGACCATGCCGGCTGGCCGCCAAGAAGCTTCGCCGCAGTGTTGTAATAGCCGTTCTGTAAATACCAGTTCGTCTCAAGAGCCGAATAGTCCCAGCCATACTTCTTGCTCAGGCCAAGTTCGATCGTCTCCCCGCTATCGGGCAGAAAGCGTTTAATGGCTCTCGCGATTTCTGGGAACAATTATTTTTTAGTGAGTGAACCTACGGTTTGAATGCCGCTGTATTCGATGAAGCCAGGATCTGCCTTCATCGCGCGGCCGAGTGCCATAATTCCAGCGACAACGCCGTCAATCTTGTTGGCATTGTTTTGCTTGGTGGGGTAGTAATACTTGACGTCCCCACCCGTGCGGCCTTCCTTCTTGATCACGTTGCCCATCATCCACGTCAGTATGGGATCGCCGCAGTGGCGTAACTGCTTCGAATAGATGGCTGCTTCCATCTCCTTCATGGGCTCACTCATCATCTGTGGCCCCTGAGTGATTTCGACGCATTCGAAAGAGGCCCAATCCTGAATCGATGAAACGAGATAACTGGCCTCGCGAGGATCGAAGGCTAGGGACTGGACCGCAAATAGACTTGCGGCCGCCTTAATCTCCGACTCGATCTGCCTGAAGTCCGTCCTGGCGCCGTCTGTCTGGATCAGCCAACCCATATCGCGCCACTTGCGATAATGGGAATTCTGCCGAAGTTCAATCGTCTCTTCGCAAAGGTAGTGCTTGCAGAAAAAAGCATACATGTCCGGCTGCGGCCGAAAGATAAACGCCAGCGAGGCGATGTCTATTTTGTTCGCAAGGTCAAAGGCTAGCCAGCATTCTTGCTTGGCGAAAACATCCAAGCGTAAGGACTCATCCCGGCAGGCGCCCCATTTCGCCATGTTCATCCAGGCGATGCCAGCATTCATCCATTCGTTTAAATGCTTCGTACGGTTGATATTTTGCTCGGAAGGCTTCTGTAATGCATCGCGTAGCTGGCCGCGGAGATAGTCCTCCATGACCGATACACCGAAGTTCGGGCTGGCCTTTTTCCATGATTCAAAGTTTGCCCAGTCATCGGCCTGCATATCGTTCTCGTCTTTCGGAGAATCAATGCCGTAAATCAGCGTGAAGAGCTCAGGATTATCGAGTGAGCCTTCAAGCACCTTGACGGCCTCATTGTGCTTGTCGTAGCAAGGGCCGGAGGTGTCGACACCGGCCGTCGTAATGACTACGCGCATCGGCTGAGTTCTGGAGCCCATGCCGGTCTTCATGGCGTCATACATGACGGGTGTCGCGTGTTCGTGATACTCATCAATCACGGCGCAATGCGGAGAATCCCCGTCGCCGGGCTTGCCAATAATCGGCTTGAAGTAACTCCCCGTGGACGGCTGATAAATGTTTCCCGGATTGGCTTCCGTGCCGCCCAACTGTAGGCCAAAGTGCTCCCGGAACTCCGGATTGTTTTTGACCATCAGCCATGCCGGCCGGAAGACGGCATAGGCCTGCTCCATTGAGGTGGCGCCAGCGAATCCTTCGGCCCCGTTCTCCCCGTCGTCAAACGAGAGATATAGGCCGATAATGGCACCGACCATACTCTTCCCGTTCTTCCTGGGTATCTCGGCATAAATCTCGCGGAACCGACGTAAGCCGTCTGACTTGCGTACCCATCCAAATGGCACGCCAAACAAGAAGCACTGCCAGTCCTCGAGCTTAACGAAGGGCAACCCACCGTCGCCGGAAGTAGCCCACTTGCCTTTGATATGGACCATGTTTTCCGCAAATTCGCAAATCAGATGAACCTTGTCTGGATTGAATTCATAGGGAAACTTCGGCGACCTGGACCGCTCCCTGTCATTCAAATGGCGAACACATGCGGCTTTGACCATTCGCCCCACGGCAATCTTTCCGTCGCGTACCTGTTCCGCGTATCGATTCGCACGCTCGGCATAAGATAGTTTCTTTTTATTTGCCATGCCCCGCCCAGCGACTTGCCGGCTTGACGTCTTCCTTCGGCACAGCACCGATCCGCGTCCTTGACGCCGGAGTCATACCAAACTCTGTCAGAAACTTATGCATGATCTCCATCGATCGCTTCTTGATTGTGTAATAGGGGTTTTCGATGAAGTTTCCATTATTCGTCTTGACGACTTTGCGGTCCTGGCCAGCTTCAGTCCGGCACAGCTTTGAGGACTCAACGAAGTCCGCCCACGCCTCGCAGTACGCTGCTAACGCCGCTCGGTCGACGTTGGATAGCAACCCTAGAGAATAGAGTTCCTGGGATACCCGTCCCCATTCCACCTTGCCCTCATCGGAAAGATGCGGTGGCACAGGAGGGATGGCCGTTTTCGGCTTTGGTTCGTTTTCGACGGCCCGGTCGTTTCGAAAGGTTCCCTGGAGGAGCTTCAGGTTCGTCGGCTTCTTCGGCGGCCCTGAGCGCCTCAAACAGACACCGCCCCATTCGCGCGACGTTTGCGCGAAATGGCTACAGTTTCAATCTTCAGCAACTTGGCGCCCCAGTATGTTCGAACCTGGCAGAGAGAAAAAAGGCCCGGCAGGCGGTCGCCAAAGCTTTAAGTCTAGAGATTTTACTCGCCCTCCCCCTATTCGCCACGCCGAGTCCTGATCGAATGGCATTCATGACACTGCGGCATGCAATTGCTCTCAACGAGTCTGAGTTCAGGGAAGTCTCGCACTTTCCGAATGTGATGGACGTCTGTCGCCAACTCCCAATGCTTCGAACCCGGCCGCGGGTCCTGCCCGTGCCAATGCTCGTCGCTTCCAGCGCACACCGGATGGGCAGCGAGGAACGCCTTCCTGAATCGCTCCCACGGGCCATGCCGGTCATAGCCACGCTGATAGGAGTTCCCGCGTCCTCGATCGTATTGACTTGTCTCAGTTGAGTGTTTGTCACAATACCGCTTGTCGGATGTACTCGCGCATCCTGGCTTCGCACATGGTTTCCTTGGTCTTGATGGCATTTCACTGTTGGTACTCGACGACGGGATTACGTTCCTGAACGCTGATGCGCTTACCTTTGCAACATCCGCAGAACTTCAGTTTTGACTTTGCTTCGGTGGCTATACAACAGGGCGGTAGCGGACCTGATTCACAGAACTCGCGCTTCGGATGAATAATTGTGCATTCACAGTGAGTCTTGACGTTGATTTCCGCTGTACAAAAGGCTGCCGGCTTATATGCCGTAGGGATTAAAGCCAACAGCACAAGCAGCGTTAGCTTAGCCAATCAATCGCAGACTGCTCGGCATCGAGAAGCCATCCTCCCGCACAAACTCATCACATTGACAGCACCGCGATAGTCCGACTTCGCCGTGGCACGGATGTGGACAATGGAGGCATAGCTTAATAAATTCAGCCGTTTCTTTCTTGGGGGGAAGTTCTATAGGCACGCGGATCTTGATCGTGTCCGCTGTCGTATAGACGATCTGGACTTCCCTGTTACGCTTGCCCTTCGGGCCAGTTTTACGCTTATCTCGCATCTTCATTCGAACATACTCGATCTGTTCGAAAGTGAAGATATGCTTGCGCGACAACTTGCTCGATTGACCGGCAGCGTTAACGTGAAACGGATCGGGTTTGATGTTGAGATCTTGAACGAGTTGTCTGAAGTATCGGGGATCAATCTTCAGACGCTCGGCGGCTTCGATCGCGGAGTAAAAGCGCTTATTCATGATCTGACTGTTCCGGGAATGTGTCGTCCGTCGGGATCGCCAGCATTCCAGTAGATCACACCACCGCGATTGTCAATCATGGCGTCATCCATCAGCTTCTCGCGCGCGTATGCTATTGCACGGCGCAAGATCTTCTGTTCCATTTCCTCGAGCTGTCTTAGCTTCGTCCGTCCTTCAACGAACGCATACTGGCCAGCTTCAACAAGTCGCTCGGCCGTTCGCATGCTGATGAATGCGCCGGTATTGATGATTTGAACTGTGGTTGAACGCAAAGGTGGTGTAAGGGTGCGCAGACCTTCAGCGCTGATTACGCGCTCAGCGCTTGAAGCGGGGGATTAAAGAAACCGACTACATGAATTCTGTTATGCGGCATTTTCGGCGCAAGCACAAGAGGGTAAAGTTACAAAGTTTGTAACTCAGTTAACGCGTGGAAATTTTCGCGTATACATCACACGGTGGGATTCTTTGCAGAACGGTTGTTCCGCGTCCTCGGTCTCAAATTCGTTAGAGCACCAGCCGCATTTGTATGTGTAGATGATTCGATCAATCCGGCTTTCCGGTTGTACTAAAACCTTCTCTCCGGTCGCGAGAGTAAGTCTAATCGCACTACAGGCTGGTTTCAAATCTCACTCACTTCCACTAGCACCCGCGGATTCCGGTCCTTGCGCTGGTAGCGTGAAAACCGTACCGAAGCGCACTGGCGGCATTCCGAATGTAAGCCGTCGCACTTTTTCGATGATGCCGAGAATTGCTCTTTTGGTTTAAGGCTGATACACGTACCGCAGTATTTGTCTCGTTCCGGATCTCCACCCATTCGGATGACGCGCTGACGCTGATGCAGGAGATTGTGATAAGCCCGATCCTGGCAAATGACTAGATTTGTTTGGCTGTTATCAGTTTTGACTTCATTGACGTGATGGACGACTGCTGTCGGTGGTAGCGGTTTACCGAGAGCCTTTTCCGCAATGACAATATGCTCTCGCTTTCGCTCATTCCGGCCTGTCCTTACTTCAACATAGGTCGTTGTGATGCGGCCACCACTCCATCGCGGCGCTCTCTCTCCCGATTTGTACAGGCCCATGCACTTCCTCGAACAAAAACTCGCTCCACGCGCTATACGAGCCGGATTCGCATAGAACGTGTCGCCACACTGCTTACATGCTGTATTTTTCGTCAATCGGGACAATCTCAACTTCCACTCTTGGGTTTTCTTTGTCGATAAATCCATACTCGTGCTTCTCCTGAACCTGTCGATCATTTTCAATAACGCCTGACTTTTGGAGGAGATCATAAACTAATTCACAGGAAAGATCCTGCCTTCTGGATGGATACCAAACCCGCACCGTCACACGGACTGGATTTGCAAGACGACGCTTGGCTTCCGGTGGAACCTGGATCAGGAAATCGTTTTCAAACCGTATTGCGGCCTCGTGTTTGATCGTGCGGATTCGGCCGCCGCGCCAGGTTAGAGTCTTGGAGTTTTTCATTGAGTAGCAGACGCCTTTGATGGTGAATTGGATCATTCGTCGTCCTCGCCTGGCTCGCGGGAATACGTGCGTTGCCGGGTTTCTTCTGGGTCGCTGTATCTTCCAGTCACAATGTCGTAATTCAAAATCACGCTGCCGATTTTCCCGACAAATCGCCGACGTATTTTCTGAACAAAAACCGTCGTTTCGCCTGGCTGTCCTTCATCCCGCCAAACACACAAAGCGCAGTCTGCCTTAGCTCTCCAGTGAGCACTCCCGCTGATATCCCACGGCGTGGGAACTGGATATTTACCATTCGCATCTTTTTTAAGTTTCATGGGATGCGCAACGACAATCACGTGGATATTGCACTTCGATGCGAAGCGCCGAATCCGCTTCAGGCAGCGCGAGATATATTCCGTTTCGCTTAACCTCTCACCAAACGAATGATTGATTTCGTTCCACGGATCGAAAACGAGGCCGTCGATTTTGAATTTGTCAACGAGGTATTCGCCACAGGTCACGAGACGTTCAACAGTTTCCTCGTCATCGGGTGGCGCAATGAAGCGGAAATGATCCTGCAGGAAGCTCAACGCCCGATCGGTTTCGTCGGGGGAAATGCGTTGATAGAAGCCGTCATTGAACGGCCGTCCGATAAACTTTTCCATCAAGTCCACGCTATGTAGTTCATGGGGCCGACTCTCGGAAGACCATAGTCCCCATTTCCAGTTTGAGGAGCGTGCGAGGTTAACCATTACAGCGTCAATAAAACCCGATTTTCCGTGAGCAGGCGTACCCGTAACGACCGTCCATTCGCCCTTGCGCAACGTCCAGTGCTTTTGTACTGACGGCCATCCAGGATTGGCGCCAGATTCAATTCCATGCCGATATAAATGCCGGATTCTGTCACGTAACGAAATAGGCTCGATGATATCCGTAGGCCTGGCTTCAACTGTCGGTTTTGGAGCTTCGGTTGATGGCGCACGGGAAGGTTCACCAAAGCCCTGCGAAGCTAATTCTTTAGCAGCTCGAGCGAAATCGCCGTTGAAGTTCAGAAGTGTGAAAACGGCGAACTTCCCATAGCCCCGCTCACTGTCGAATGGGAAACAGTTCGTGGAGAACGGGTAAAACAGGCCTGAGCCGGCATAGTTTGTCGTTGCGCTGATTCCACTGTCTTTTCCAGGCCTCGTCCACAATGTTGAATCTCCACGCTTCCCGGCATACTTGTAACCGTGAGGACGTAGTAAATCTTCCCACGATGTATTCGCCGAGAAATCATCACCAGGACTTGTTCCGCGCGAATGTTGTCGATGCTCTTGATGCTTAACTTCTTCTCGAACTACTTCGTTGAACGATCGTGCGCAAGAGAGCATCACTTCGCGTTCATGTTCGGTGATTTGTGGAATCGAATCGAATGAACCGCGGATAAGTTCGTATGTTCGCCCTGTTTCGTGACATTCCGGCGGGCAACCGGGAAGCAGAACATAGCCGCCTTCGGCCTTAGTTTCGATCAGCGTCTTCGTAGACTGTCGTTGTGGATGTTCTGGATCTAGAATCAATTTCAACGCGAGCTTTTGATTTCCGGCGATCGTTTTGCATCGAATGTAGACATGAAATCCCGGCCGCGGGCTTCGGACCACAAGGAGTTTATCCAGAAATGCTCGCCCGAGATGTTCTTCGACAAGCTCAGACCAGGACTGGAAATAACTCGCTTCGTCGAAGTCATAAACCTCAAGATTTCCTGATACTTTGCCGCCGATGGCCGCAATACCGACGGCACCGCGGAAAAGAGATTGCAGTTCCTGCGCTGTCGCATGGCGTTGCTGCAAATAACTCCAACTGCCGACGGCCGGCGCCTTACTTTTATCTGGCCTTATTGGCAGAACGCTTATCCCGGATGATTCGTACTTTGTTGCCAGTTCAATCATAGGAAGTCATGCACGCTCAATGGCTTAGATTGATCTACGGCCACCATGTCGTCATCCCAGCGAGATTCGTTTAACCACGTCGACGCATGTGGAATAAACTCACCGCTCTGCTTGATCCACTGCCTTGATTGCTTTTGCTTTTCAACGGCTTGCAGGATGATTTCCTGCATCGCTAGGGATGGTTTGATTTTCTGCCATGCCTTAAATGCGGCCCCTTTGCCCGCATGGCGGGGATAGCTGAGCCAGAACCGCTCAAACTCGTCACTGTATTCTTTCTTTATTGACGAGCTTTTTTGCGGGGGGACCATAGGGGGATCTGGTCTGATCTGGTCTGGTGCGTTTCCACTTTGCGTTTCAGAAACGTTTCGTTTAGCGTTTCTGAAACGTTTCACTCTGTCCGTTGAAACGTCTGATTGAAACTGTCGACCTGTCCAGTTGTGACATGACAGAACGGAACCGGCGCATTCAATCAGTCCAGCCTTTATTAGTTCGGTGATAATTGTTTCCGTTTTTGCCTCGCTTATGTGCAGACGGAATGCAATGTCTTGAACTGGCGGCAGAATGCCTTTCGAGTGCGAGCTCTTATTCGCAATACACATCACATTGATCCAGGCTTTAAACAGTCGATCTGGCAGTCGTTGCACTTTGGGATCGTCCACGACCTCGTCATAGAATCGGAACCATGGATAACTCATTTACACGAATCCGATTTGCGGATATTGCAGCGCAGGTAAAGGCACTGAAGATTCGAGGAGGGGTGATCGCTTCCGCCTTTTGAGTATGGTTGGATGTGGTCGATTGTCAGCCGCTCAGTGCTCCCACATTCAGCGCATCTACCGACCGCCAGTATGAACTTCCTGATAGAAGGCGGAATGCTCCGTCTCTTCGATCTCCCGCGCACTACACTTCCAATAAACGGAAACGATTTGAGGAATGCCACATCCTGGATGCTTAACGAATTGCTCGATAAGCGCTGCCTTATGGATCTAAACACTCTACCGGCTTCGGCAAGAGTATGTTTATTGCTCCAAACGATGTAATCCGATGCGTAGAACTGGAAAGCCGGCGGCTGCTTCATCTTCGATGCACCTTGATTCGTAAAACTGTTTATTGATCTGAAATTTAATCTCAGCAAACTGAAGCGCCATGTCATCCCGGCGCCCCAGTTCGGCCTGAGAAATCAACCGGCCCATCGCCCGATTGAACTTGTCCATCGCTTCGGTTGAAATGTTCACATGCCAAGCCTCTCCGGAAAGCCGTACTCCTTCGACTTCCGGTTGAAAACCTCGCAGACTTTATTCTCAAAGTCCTCACCGTCAGCCCCGGCACTCGCGGCCACCAAGACCAGATAAAGCAACACATCTGCGGCCTCATGAATAACCGCCTCTTGCGCTGCTGTAAAATCGCCATAGTGCCGCTCTCCCTCGTTGAGCGACGAAATGCCGCCTTGCAGCCTCTTCAGTTTCTTGGCGGCATTGGCGCACTCCCCAGCCTCGCCGCACATCGCCCCCGCCCATTCGAGAGTGGACCACTGAGTGATGTCGCCTTGATGCCAGCGTTTGGCGCGTTCGATGCTTTCTTTTACAATCCGTCGTATCGTTAAGCCTTCCTGTGGATAGCCCATGTCTACTTCGCCCCGTGCTTGAAAACACCCAGCGCGTTGAAAATCGACACCACTAGATTCACCAGCCCCGAGATGGCCTTCACGTCGCCATTGGCTGTCGTTGAGCCCGCGAGAACCCCGGAACCGGCTTGTATGCCCGCCAGGACGGCGCCTAACTTATCCGGGCCGGATGCATTGGTGGCCTCCGCCGCTTGTACGCCGGCAATGACGGCGGGTGTGTAGATCAGAATCCCGCTGGTGATATCGTTTACTGTGTTTTGAACTTTACTCATGGTCATTTATCCTTTCTAAGTTAAAAGTTCGGCTTCAGCGACGGACCTTGGTTGCACGCCAAGGCCTGTATCCCGTGCAAGGATGCAGGCGTCCACCGCCTCTGCCCTTCGTTGGTTGTATGGAAATCTGGTATCAGCACGCGCATCGCTCAAAAGGGTGATTGCAGTCCATGCAGATATCTTCGAAGTCAGGTTCGGGCTCCGGTGCCGGTAACTGTGCGCGCTCCGGAATGCTCAGCAAGATCAGCGGGCGATGTACACCTTCCTCAAACTCAATACACAGCGGCTTTGAAAAAATCCCGGCTGCACACTGCGGCACAGCCGGGGTCGTGTTCACATTGCCAGCTAGGTGGGCTTGCGTACTACGTGGCTTGGGGGCAGAAGTCATCTGGCGAAATCCTTTCGGCTGGGGTATGATGCAAAACTTTTAAAATGGCTAAACCGTATCGACGACCGGACTCGAGGTTTTGGTGGATTGCCCCCTGGATTGATGGCGTTCAGGTTCGTCAATCGTCTGGGGAAACGGACTACGATCGCGCTCTCCGAAAACTGCGGATCCTTGAGGGTAGGATCGCCGCTAATGCTCCGATTACAGCCGCCACCGACCGTGATTCCTTCGAAGCCTTGCTCGAGCTCGTGAAACTCGACTATGCCATTAACGACCGCGCCAGTATTGAGGACATGAGGCGCCGATGCAGACTGCATATCTCGCCTCGGCTCGGCCATCTGACAGCCGGCAAGGTCTCGAATCGGACTCTTCAGGAATACATTCTCGAGAGGAAAGATGAGAAGGCCGCCAATGCATCGATCAACCGCGAACTGGCGATTATTAAGCGGGCTTTCGAGCTCGGATTGAGGGATGGAAGCGTCTCGAGCAAGCCATACATAGAGGATTTGCCAGAGAACAACGTCCGCACCGGCTTTTTCACCGGCGATGGCTTCCAGTCGGTCCTGAACCACGCCACGCCTTTGCTGAAGGAAGTGGCGACGGTTGCCTATTACACCGGCTGGCGCCTCGAATCGGTCATCCTGCTGGAATGGCGCAATGTCAGCCTTGAGCGTGGACTGATGGGATTGACGGCCCAACAAACGAAGAATAAGAAGGCTACGGCTTTTCCGCTCGAGCCATTTCCGGAGCTCCGAGCCGTTTTGGAACAACGGAAGGCCGTAACCAAAGAGCTCGAGAAGGCTGGGATAATTATCCCCTGGGTCTTCCATCGAGACGGTAAGAAGGTTAAGAGCATACGTAAAGCCTGGGAAGGTGCTCGAGCTAGAGCTAGCCTCCCAGGACGCAAGTTCCATGATTTTCGGCGCGGTGCCGTCATGAATCTCGAGGACCTGGGATTCACCGAGACGGAAATCATGGATATGGTCGGCCTGAAAACACGCTCCATGTTCATCCGCTACAACATCACGACTGAGGACCGGATTCTTGCCAAAGCTAAGCGCCTGACGGCTGCTCGAGCTAAACATGGCGGGAACTCACGGAAAACGTGATACTACTTTCTGAGCACCGCTCCAGTCGTGGCTCTAACCCCAATGTGCACAGGATTTTAAGTCCGGTGCGTCTGCCAGTTTCGCCACCCTGGCCAAAGCTGAAAAATCCAGTAAGTGTACCACTTTCTAACGCATTAAAGAGAAATGGCACATTTCTACGCTTACTCATCCGTGTGCAATTTTTGTCACGTTTTGACGCCTCTCTATACACAGTCCGTGATACTCGCCTCATTTCCGCCGTCCTTCGAGAAACCGATTCCACGCATCTCGAGGAATACGGATCAATGTTCCTTTGCCGGCCTGAGCCGATGGGATAACTTTCTTGGCGAGATAGCGGCGGATCGTCGCTTCACTGGCCTGGAGCTCGAGCGCGGCTTCGCGGATTGAGAGTGTAGGAATGGTACTCACGCCTCACCTCGAAGTCGCCTGTCATAAACCTCTTTTCGGCGCATCGCTTCCCAGAGCTGCGCTTCGAGGTGAGTCTTTAAGGCGGCCTCATCCTTAAATGGATAGAGCTTGAAGATGGTCGCAATGTCACCGCCGTCCAGTTCGAACCATTCTCGTCTGATTCGTAATCGTTCAAAGCGGGCGTGGAGAATGGCCTCGATGTCGGACGGGTTGTCGCACCAGAAAAAACCGATAGATTGCAGATCCAAGGGAAGGCCGCGATTGAGGTATTTCACCCTTTGGATGGGATCAGTATGTTGAGTGATTCCGATCTTATATGGACCATCCGGCAACCTGACGACATAGACCCAGCCTGGTCCTTCGACCGGAGGCGAACTCTTGAAACGTGATGTCGGCTTCGTCTTTGCTGGCTTGATGCGCTTCTCTTTGTTCTCGTCCATCCGTGCCTTCATTTCGGCCTGTCGATCATTCAGCATTTGCCGCCTCGTCGAGTGTCAGGATGTCGGTCATAAAAGGTAATAAGTGCCATCCCCCACCACTGATCTGTCGCCAGCCAAGACATGAATAATGCTTGGCTAGATCGCAGATCCAACATTTATTCTTAAACTTAAACCAGAACCACTGATGCGCTAAGCCGATGGGGCTCATTCTTCCGCACCTTCTACATCGAACTTCGCGTGATACAGCGTCGTGATTTCCGCTTTCGACAGCTTCGCCAGCGCGCGAATGTGCGAGATGAGCCAATCGCTACCCTTGAACTTCGGATAACGGTGATCCCAATTGGCAATGTCGAGAATCATGTTGAGCTTGCTCATCGTCCCTCCGCTTTTAACGTTGGTGATTTTCGTTGAACAAATTCGCGTTGGGTGATTTCCAGCGCTCCGAACTTTACTGCTAGAGCACGCTTTGCCTTGCAGATATCAAAATGCTCTCGCCAATCTCCTGTGTGCTGTAACCACTTTCGCTGAACGCCTATTCTGTCTGCCATATCTAGCAATTCTTCTGTCGTGTCCGCCCCCATGTGGCACATAATCATCCGGCCATATCCAGCCTTCATGTCGTCAACGAATACGCTCATCGTCCTTCCGCTTTCTTCAGGGCAGCTAACACCCTGTCCATAGCCTCAATCCATTCGTCGAATTCGATGCTGCCATCCATCCAGGGTCTTGGCAGTTTCAGTGCAGCTTTCGCCAGCCGTTGCATTTCGTTTTCAGCCCAACGAAAACTCAGCAGGAGTTTGGCGTACATGGTCTTTTCGTTCCTCAGCGCCTCCCGCAACTCCTGGACCTGCTGTTCTAATCGTTCATGATCCTGCCCAAGCCATGTAAATTTCAGATCCTGGTTCTGCATCAAAAACCGCGCTCGTTGTTCCCATGATTCGCGTATCATCATCGTTCCATCATTGGGGCAAGCCTCAGTCTCTTCGCGATCTGCTGCTGTTGTTCCGGCAGTACCGGAACTCACATTTAACGTAGTTCGACTCAAGGAAAACTTGCACTTTGGGCACTCCCACTGGCCGGGAACGAATAATCGAGCATCATTTGAAATTTCCGCCAGTTCCTCCCGCGCCTTCTGAAGTTCCTGCTCTAGCCCAACAATTCGGGTATTAGCGCGATCAATCGCCAGTTCGGAATTGTCATGAATTTCAAGACGCTCGGCACGCAGAACTGCACGTCCCTCATCTCCCTGCGAGAACATATCGCCATAGCAAAAACCTTCACAGAAGGCATTCTTGGCTGCTGGATGTTCTGAGGGATTCCAGCCGGTTGCTTGGCAGTAGAGAATCCAAGCGGCTTCCTGTTCGCCGGGACTGGCTGTGCCGTAATCGTGCCGTGATTGAATGGCTTTTTCGAGGACGGTGATTTTCTCGTTAGCTTTCTGGAGTTCGGACTCGAGATCTGCAATACGATTTAAATGATCAATCGTGTCATGTTTCATTTGAGACGCGAGTTCCCGCACCGGCGTGGCGAGGAGATATTTGAACGCCCTGAATGCCTTGCTTGGCTCTTCCAATACAACTTGAGCTTCCGTGAAATATTCATTGAGGATCAGCCAGATCGATTCATAGGGTTTCGGCGTCTCGCACTCACATTCCGCTTTGCGGCAGTAATGACAGAAAGCGCCGTCGCTCATTTCAGTTGACTCCTTCGTCATGGCCGTAATCGAAACTCTCGTGCTTGCAGCAATAGAAGCAGAGGCCGCATTTTGAGCAAAACTCATTCGGCCTGTGCCATTCATCGCCACATTCTCGACAAATCTGCTTCACTGAACCAGATTCGATCATCTCCCCTCCTCTTCTGCCTCATCGAGCGTGGCGATATAGGCCAGCGCGGCTTCGGCGATTGCTTCGAGCCCTGTCGCTCCATTGCCTCGAAATTCCACCCGATTATTATTAATACAGACATCACAAAAGACACTGTAGGGCCAGCCGCGCTTTATGGTGTTTTATTGCCGTCGCACTGCTGCGCGAAATAGATTAGGTAAACCTTGCGCTTTTGCATCGCCTACTTCTTTCTCGCCGATTTGATGCGCTTCATGGATGGGCGCAAACCTAAAACGTCGCCTAACAGAAGCAGGATTCTTAACGTAGGAGACCTTTTTTCGTTGAGAACATATCGGACCATTGACGGACTCACGCCTGATTCGTCGGCAAGTTCTTTATTCTTCATGTTCCGGGCGGTCATTTGTTTTTTGATGGTTTCAATAACTTCAGAAGACATGCGGAATATATAAACCACATGGTCACTTTAGTGCAAGGGAAAAGCGCGGACAACGCCGCGCCTTCTGTTACTTCTTTGGGTTGGTCGCCTTCCGGCGCTTCCGCCTGACGATCTTATAGCTGGAATCGATAACGAATGTTACCGTTGTGGCGAGTTCTGAGCAGGCACCATCGATAATCACATCTAACTTGCGGTGCAGGTCTGCCCTCCTGTCCCTATCCTTCGGCATCGTGCCTTTTTACTCCGAGAGTGTTTACGGTTAACGGAACAAAGGAAAGGATTATGGGTAAACAGGATTTTAAGTCAAGCCGAAAATATCAGTCGGCCACGTCGTCAAGCATTGCGAGGAACTGCTGAAGATGTGGAAGCTTCTTTTCGCTGGCAATAGCGGCACTGACGGTTCTCCGAATACCGCGATTACGGATCCGAATCTCTTCTTTGAAGTGCCACGGCTCAAAGAAATGCGCGAGACTGATACCGCAGGCCGACAGGTAGGTCTGAAGTTTGCCGATAGTGGGGCTGGATTCCGCCCTTTCGAGTTTGCGGACATAGCTAAGACTCAGGCCTGACGCCTTAGCCAACTCAGTCTGTGCCAAACCGCTTCTTTCGCGAAAACGAATCAGACGGCCGGCTACCACGCTATTCAGGTCTTCCATAATATAAATAGTTGTAATCCCTGAAAGCGTATATAGCAATCAGTATTTCCCGCATATTTTGCACGATTGTGAACATTTACATAAAATAATGCTTGCACTAAAGTGACTAGCTGGTTTATAAATAGTTCCCATGTTTAGCAACTGCCAGAACCGGGAGTCCCATGACCGAAAGGTTGCATGGTCTTCTCCACGGGCTGCCGGATTGTGGAGCAACAGAATATGACTGCACGCATTATCCAGTTTGCCGTGGAGGGAGCTGAGGGCACCGACAGCAGCGGGCTAAGCCCAACTGCGACGATCTCCACGGCAGAGAGCGACATCATGGCGCATTTCCGCACTCACGGCTTGAATATGAGCGAGTACCTCGACGACTGCGAAAAGCGCGGCCTGGACGTGAAACGGCAATATCCACGGGAGGGTGACTGAGATGAAGATTGACTTCAAAACCGTTATTCCGAAATTCGACGCGATCTTAGAGCGCGGCCTGTGTAGCGGAGTTGGCAAGCGCGACGGCCAGATGTGTATTGAGGCAGCAATCTGCGCTGCACTGGACCTGCCGCACAGTGATAAACCGTCATGCGTGGCCTCTGCCGTGCGCTCTTACAAAATCGCACTTAATGACCAAAGATGGTCGTCGCCGCAAGCCAGAGCCAAAGGTCTGCGCGATATCGGCATCGCCCAGATTGGAAGCAAAGGTGTCGTCGATGATAAAGAATTCGCTAAACGACTCGCCGACAAAACGGCCCGCGTTTTGATTCCAACTTTATTTCGTGAAATTTTTCACAAGCCGGAATTGCTTGCAGTTGCTGATAGGTGCGCTAAGGAAGGCAGTACGGCTCTGAGCGAAGCGCGGCGATTAGCCACCACCGCCTACGCCACCGACGCCGCCGCCTACGCCGACGCCTACGCCGCCGCCTACGCCGACGCCTACGCCGCCGCCGCCGCCTACGCCACCGCCGCCGACGCCGCCGCCGACGCCACCGCCTACGCCGCCGACGCCACC